GCATTAAAGGCTATGGGTTCAGCTTTAATGGGTCCAGCAGGTATTGGTTTAGCAGTTGGTGTTGTTTCTTCTTTGTTTGTTTCTTTTGGTGATGAAATATTAAATTTTATTACTCAAAGTTCAGGAGCAGAACAATCTTTGTCAAAGTTTAACGAAACAATGTCTAAAAGTGTTGGAGAGGCACAGGCAGAAATTGATAAACTGACGATTTTAAACGGTATAGTTTCAGATAGTACTAAGAGTACAGAAGAAAGAGAAAGAGCCTTAAATACGCTTAAAACGACATATAAGGGCAATTTAGAATTACAGGCATTAGATATTAAAGACGGGACAAAGTTAACAGAAATAATAGACGGTATTGGTGCAGCTTTAAAGCGTAAAGCAATGGCACAGGCTTTTGCTACAATTATAGCAGAAGAAGAAGCTAAGAAGGTTAGATTACAAATGCAAGATATGAATCAAATGCGTGAAAGCGTAGGTGGTGCGACAAAGGCTTGGGAGTTTATTAAAAGTGCAATAAGCGGAGCAGGTTCTGCAATGTCAGTAGTTGAATTAAATACTGCTTTAACTACAAAGGCTTTAGACGGAAACGCTGCTGCAATTGATGAAGTAGACGGTAATTTAGAAAGATTAAATAAAGGTTATAAAAAAGTAATTGAAGACCAAAATAAATTTAACGATACAACTACACTTTCTACAACTGCATTAAAAACACAAAATAAAGAACTTGCTAAACAAGTTAAACAATACCAAGCAGCAAAGCCTTTAACATTTGATACTACAGAAACAATAAATAGGGAAATAAAACCTATTGTTGCTCCAACTGCTCCACAAGGTCCATTAACTAAAGGTCCAGCACAAGCAATATTACAAGCACAAGCATTAGCAAAAGTAAACGCTGAACAAGAAAAGTTTAATTACTTACAAAACCAAGCACAAGAAACTTCACAATTTCTTACACAAAATATAATGGGTGTTTTTGATGCTATGGCAAACGGAGAAAATGCGGGTGATGCTATTATTGATATGTTTAAAAATATGGCTTTACAATTAGCACAAATGGTTGTTCAAGCGTTAATATTTAAAGCTATAATGACTGCTTTTGGTATGGGTGCAGTTGCAGGTGGTGGTGGAGGTGCATTAGGCGGCTTAGGTTCTTTATTAGGTTTAGCAAGTGGTGGTATCGTAACTGGTCCTACTTTAGCTATGATAGGCGAAGGAACGGAAAGCGAAGCAGTTATGCCTTTAAGTAAATTAGACGCCGTAATGGGTAACGCTTTTGCTAGTGGTGCTGCTTCAGGTGGCGGTTCTGCACAAAATGGTAGTTTTGTTTTGCGAGGACAAGATTTAGTTTTAGCTTTGGGCAGGTCTAATTCAGCTTTAACCCTACGAAGATAATGGCATATATAAAAAAATATTCTTTCCCATTCGCTACTAAGTTTGAAGAAGACGCAGTATTAGAATTGTGGGAAGATACAACAGACGCAACAGTTTACGAGTTTCAAGGTGTATCGTTTCAAATTCAATATATACCTAGTTCAGACGACCCGTTTGAGCCTATTTACGCTACGCAATTAGCAGTTACTTTAGATGTTACAGACGACACTACAGGTAATACAAGTGCTTTTATACCTAATTTGGTAACGTTAAATGACAGAAAGTATTTAGCTAAATTATTTATAGGAACGACAAACGTTTACACAGGTTGGACTTTGTCTGATTCTGTTTCTTTAGCTTTTAGTACAGGAAGAAAAGAACTTTCTTTTAATTGTGTAGACGGATTAGCAATGTTAAAGGATATTACTTTTTCAAATGGTGTACCAGTAGACAATAACGATAGGTTTACTTTATTGTCTTTTATATTAAGTTCATTAAATGGAATCGGATTTCCTACTTCATTAAATGTTATTTCAAACGTTAGTTATTACGCAGAAGGGATGCTAGATAGGACTGACGGAGGGCAATATGAACCATTTGCACAAACTTATGTATTTGGTAATAGTTTTATAAATAATAGCGGTTCTTTTGAAACGTTATATGTTATATTAGAAAATATATTAAAGTCATTTGGTGCTAGGATTATACAAGCTAACAACAAATGGAGTATTATTAGTGTTAATCAATTAGCACAAGATTCTAGGTACTTTACAGAATATACTTCAGCAGGTTCGGTTGCTAGTTATGGAGTAAGTACAGATGAATTTTCACTTCAGCCTTATACAGGCAATACAAGCGATTTTTATTTTATAGACAATAGTCAAACTAAGCTATTTAAAAAAGGGTATAATAACATTATATCAGACAACCAAATTGAGTATTCAGGTAATTATATGTTTAACGGTAACTTAAAGTTCTTAGATTCATTAGGATTTCCTTTAGAATTTACTAAAGCTACAAGCGGAAGTGGTGCAGTTACTATTTTACCTAATACTAATTTAGATACAAACTATGTTCGTTTAGATGCAATTACAAGTCCTTCATCTGCTGTTTTTGAATCTTCTTCTAGTATTTTCTTTCCTGATAAATCAAGGGTAAAGGTTTCATTTGAAATGAATAACTGGGATTTAGTAGGAACAATAGCTGCTAAATTAAGAATAACAGGAAGTACTTTAACAAATAGTTATTATTATAGTAAAAATAAACAATGGATAATTATTGTAGTCCCTGGCCCTGCTATTGAATATTACGAAATATTAAACGCTGATATAAGCAAAGACGTTCCATATCAGTTTAGCGTAACTACTACTGCTATGCCTGCAAATTTATCAGTAAACGTTGGCATAGAAATTATTAATAGTTATTCAAATACAATAACAATAGGAGCAATTAAAGTAGAAATGGAAACATTATTTAATTCTGTTTTAATTGAATCTAAGATAACAAACGAAGAAGCATATACATTAAGTGTAGACTTTCCTTTAGGAGTGCCTGTAAATATGACTGGATATAATAATTATAAAGGGTTTTTGTCAGATAATATAGGAGTTCAGTTAATAAATTGGTACAGACAAGAAATACCTACTCAAATATTTGACGGACTTGCTCAACTTGTTGTTAATCAGTATATGAACATATATCAAAAGAATATTATAAATATTGATTGCAGTTTGTCAAGTTTAAACACAAGCGTAGGAATAGTTAATGGGTTTTTGCCTATTAAGATAGCTTATGATAATGACCCTTCTTCTATTAATGTTGAAGACGATTTTTATATGTTTGGTAATACTACGATTGATATTTATAACGATACAATACAAAGTACATTATTACAAATAAATAATGTAAACGTAGGCGGTGCAATAATAAAGACTACATATAATAACGGCGATGCTCCACCAGCATTACCAACGGTTTGTAACTGTTATAGACTAGAAACGTTAAATCCGTTCTTAGAATATGAATACATTGATTGTCAAGGTAATAGTATTTGGAACAGAATAGATTATATGCAACCAATTTATGTAGCTGCTTCAAATACACCTGAAGCACCAGGCGGTACAGTTACTTTAGTAAGTAACACTTATTGCTCAATTTAATTGATTAAATTTGTATTATGGATAATGTAATTGGTAAAAATATCATGCTTTATTACCACGAACCTAGTTCGGAGGCATACCCTGACGGGAGGGATATACCGTTTTCGTGTTCTACTGATTGCAGTTTTAATGTATCAGCCGAGCAAAAGGAAGTAACTAGCCAAACTTCTGCGTGGTATAGAGAATATAAGAACGATATAGCTTCTTGGGGTATATCTTGTAACGGCTTAATAACTTTATCAGGATATGGTTATTTATTCCTTTTGAATCAACAACAAACTAGGACTACAATTCTAGTAAAATTTGTTATAGATAACGGAGTAGACGGGTTAGTAATAATTAGCGGTAACTGTAACCTAACTAGTTTAGACATAAATGCCCCTTATAAGGATATTGCGACCTATTCAGTTACTTTACAGGGTACAGGTGCGTTTGGTACTTCAGGGGCTACAATCGACCCTAGCGGCACAGTAATAACAGGTGGATCTACAATAATGAAACAATTTACTGCAGCAGGTGGAGAAACTACAAAGGTTTGGACTGATTTAATCGGTAATGACATTCTTTATGTTTCACGTGGTGGTATTGATGTAAGAGAAATACTAACAACAGGAACGCCAGTAGATAATCAGGTTAAATGGAATAAGGCAACGGGTACGTTAACATTTGGCAGGGTTTTAGAATCAGACGAATTTATAAGAGGGCTTTTTAATTAAAAACTATGAGTAATCAAATCGACATAACTGGCGGAGCAAGGGTAAGGGGATTAAATGGTGTAATAACAGGTACAACAGGGGTGTTAAGTTCACTTCCTATAAATACTGCTAATGGTATTCCGCAACTAGATTCTAGTGGCAAAATATTAGTTAGTCAGCTTCCTAATAGCGTAATGGAGTTTCTAGGAACTTGGAACGCAGCTACTAATACTCCTACTTTAGCAAATGGAACGGGTAACGCTGGTGATGTTTATTTGTGTAACGTAGCAGGTACGGTTAACTTCGGTGCTGGTCCTATTGCTTTTATAGTTGGTGATTATGTAGTTTATTCAGGTTCAACGTGGGAAAGGTCAGGCGGTGCAGTAGGAACGGTTACAAGTGTAGCATTAACTGAATCAGGTGATTCTTTAACGATAACAGGAAGTCCTGTAACAACAAGCGGAACTATAAACATAGGCTTTGCAGGAACTAATTTGCAATACATAAACGGAGCAGGTAATTTAACTACGTTCCCTACATTAATCACTTCCATAGGTTTATCTATGCCGAGTGCTTTTAGTGTCGCAAATAGCCCTTTAACGGCTAATGGAACGATTGCAGTAACAGGAGCAGGTGTTGCTTCACAATATATCAGGGGAGATGGTACTTTAGCAGATTTCCCTTC